GGTGTACTCGTTTTCAAAAGCTCTACAAGGCCCGGTGCTCGACATGCGGCTTCGAGGCATTCTGGTCGATAAGGTTCGTCGTAGCGAAGTCATCGAAGCCTATGAAGACAAAATCGACACCCTTGAAAGCGCCCTCTACCGAATAACCACCGAAGCCTATGGCGTGTATAGCTTCAACTGGCGTTCGTTCCAAGATCTAAGGAGTCTATTCTATGGAACCCTCAAAATCCCTCCCATCAGAAACATGGGAGTCATCACCACGGATCGAGATGCTTTGGAGCGACTTGAATCCTACCGAGTTGCAGCGCCTGCTATCGTTCTTATCAAAGCACTTCGAGATTTGGGAAAGAGAATCTCCTTCCTTAAAACTGAGGTTGACTCTGATGGTCGAATGAGAACAAGCTATAACATCGCAGGGACGGAGACAGGTCGTTTTTCATCAAGCCTTAGTGAATTTGGGACTGGTACCAACCTCCAAAACGTTGAAGACCTTTTGCGGTCCATCTTCATTGCAGACGAAGGAATGAAGTTGGCTTACTTTGATGCCAAACAAGGAGAATCCCGCTGTGTCGGAGCAATCGAGTGGAACCAATTTCGAGATGGGCAATACCTTGAAGCTTGTGAAGGAGGGGACTTGCACACCTCAGTGGCTAAGATCTGTTGGCCTGAACTTCCTTGGACAGGAGATCTTGCGGTTGACACAAAACTGGCAGAGCAACCGTATTATCGTCACCATTCGCGAAGGTACATGGCAAAACGACTCGGTCACGGTACTAATTATGGGGGAAAAGTTCGTACCATGTCCGAACAAACCAAAATCCCAATCGACGCCGTTGAAGACTTCCAAGCCGCTTACGAGAAAGCGTTCCCGACACATCAAAAGTGGCGAGAAGCGGTAGATCGTCAACTCAAGACTTACGGTTATCTTGTCTCTCTAACCGGCCGGAGAAGGCATTTCTTTGGTCGGCGTGACGCTGGCGAAACGTTGCGCGAAGCGATTGCCTTTGATCCCCAAGGCAGTCTTGCGGACATTGTTAATAAGGGGATGCTCCAAGTGTGGAAACAGAATAACTGCCAACTGCTACTCCAGAATCATGACGCAATAGTCATACAATTCGAACAGGAGCGAGAAGATGAAATCATCCCGTTGGTTATCAAGCAACTTGAAGTCCCCATTCAACTCAAATACGGACGGACCTTCACTATCCCTTACGGTGCCAAGACGGGTTGGAATTGGGGCGAGCTAACCAAAGATAACCCGGATGGCCTCAAGGAGTTCAACCCCGGCGATAAACGGGCCAGGACACCGCCGGTGCCGCTCTTGGATCGAATCTTTCGTTGAGCATACAGCCAACCTTGAAGCCGCCCCATTGTATCGTAAGTGGGCAGCAATCAGTCTTCTCGCTGCAATTCTCGAACAGAAGGTATCCATAGACACTGGTTCCCTGCTCTACCCTAACCTATACGTCTTTCTCGTTGGACGTCCAGGCATAGGGAAGAGTAGAACAATCACGGCTGCTCTCTCGGTTTTCAGGGAACTACCCGACCCCAAGGTTGGAGCAACCTCAATGACAATGGCCGCATTGGTGGATCACCTCCACGAATCAAAACGGGTAATCATCCGTCAAGGCGAGCCTACCATCGATTATAACACCATGCTCATTGCGGCTGACGAACTCTCCGCATTCATGGACACCTTCGAGACTGGCCTTATTGCCGGTCTAACCACATTCTATGATTGCGTGCCATATTCCCAAGGCCGCCGCGTTAAGGACATTCGCATTAAGATCGCCGCGCCGCAACTGAACATCCTATCGGGTACTACCCCCTCTAATCTAATGCGGTTCATTCCCGATTACGCCTGGGAGCAAGGATTCACGTCCCGCGTCATTATGGTGTACGCTGAGGATCAACCACTCATTGACATCTTCAACACCCCAAAGCCAGAGAAAGCTGTCGATCTAATCCACGACCTTAAAGTGATTAACGCATTAAGTGGAATCTGCGGTTGGAACGATGAATACGCCAACGCTATGAACAACTGGAAGACTCTCGGTTGTCCACCAAAGCCTGAGCATCCTAAGCTAGAACATTACTGTTCCCGCCGGTTCAGTCACCTCTTAAAGCTAACCATGATTGCTAACGTTGATCGCGTTGGTGACCTTTACCTGACCAAAGAAGACTTCAATAAGGCTATGGGTTGGTTACTCGAAGTGGAACTGGCAATGCCGAACGTCTTTACTCAAGGCTTTATTATCGCGGATGCTAAGGTTATGGACGAGATACATCATCACCTTAAAGGCTTTCCTGATGGCCTTGATGAAATGAGGTTACTCCGGTTCGCCAAGAATCTAATTCCCCTCCAAACCATAACCAAAGTATTCGCGATTATGGAGCAGAGTGGAATGATTAAGGCCGTCAATATCACCAAAGAAGGTTTGCGAACCTACAAGGCTCAATGAAAAAGAAGGGAAGGCCGAGCCAACAACCTTCCCAAGTTTAGGCGTTCGGGTAGATTACCTCAACCTCGTCATCAGTGTTGAGTCCCAGGGCCTCCATAAGTCCAGGACTCAGGTCCGCCACTCTCCCAGTATTCTCGTTTGGTCCCCAATCGGCAGGCCAAGCTAGAAACTCCTTACCATTAGCCCGAACGATTGCTTGGTAAGACGGATCAAGCAATGCTGTCTTTGGCGTTATCTCATAGTCCCATCTGCAAGCGACGTAGAAGATTCCCGGATTCAATCTTCTAGCCAATCCAGTTGTTCCTTCTGGTTGCGTAGGAAGAAACAAGTGTGGTGCGTCATCATATTCATAGATAAACGCTAATCCTTCATCTAACGTCACGCCAGTATCTTCAGGACCACCAAAGTGGCTGCATCTACCTGAGGTGTGGAACATCCATTCTTCTGGCGGTTGGATTGTCGGTGTTGTCTCTTTGGCTTCTTCACCTGATAGAGCCTCCGAGATGGCTCGACAGATTGCATCAAAGTGCTCTCCGTAAAGAGTAGCGTCGGCCGAAGAATCAACGAAGCAAACTTCAATCAAGATTGCTGTCTCTTCCGTATGGTTCAGGAAGAACAAGCCAGTTGTATGCTTTGGCCCTCGATCAGTGAAATGACCCGCTGCTGCAAGAGGTGGGGATACCTTCTTGGCCCACGCTTTTCCCGAATCCGAAGCGTACCAAGTCTCGGTTCCTCTTGGCTCATGAGTTGTCTCAAAGGCATTGAAGTGGACACTAACGTCAAGATCTCTTGCTTGATTGTTATGGAAGTCAACGATCCTATTGAGGTTCTCGTCCACGTCGTTGCTAACGTCATCATGGAAGACATCGACGCTAACGCCAGCATCTCCAAGATAGTCTGCAACGTGCTCAACGACTCGCCTTGCTTCATCGACTTCATTGAGATAACCTGAAGCGCCTTGAACGTACTTGCCGTGTCCACTTGATATGACTATTCTCATCATCGCCTCTCCTGCTCTCGCTTCGCAATTTGTTCAGCAGCCATTTCGTAGCCTTTTCGCGTATTCTGTAGGCCCCTACGGAAGTTTGACGCATCATTGATTCCGTGAGTCAACCAAACTCCAAATAGCTTAACTATCTGATCATGATAGGCGTCATCAAGTGCCCGTTTATCCAGTTCAAGCAGCTTGGCATTGAATGGAACGCCTGCATAAAGTTGTGGTTCTCCTTCACCTTGCGTTTCGATCCGTGTGTATAAACCCGCAAGTATCAATAGAAGAATGACTATTAAAATAACGATTATTGGCCTCAACGGTGCCTCCGTCGCAGAGGCTTTGGCTTTCCGGTTCCCTCCTTCAATCCATGCAACCAATCTCCAACACCTGATGGATGCTCCATGTTATGATAGTACCGATACAGATATTGCGCTGCCTTGGCTTCCGTTTGATTCGTTAGTCCCGTTAGTACGCCGAATGTGATAATGAAGTTCTTTAACGCCTTTGCTGACCGTTCTCCAGTCCAAGGTTTCCCTTGTGCCCAATCAACAATGTCCTTTACAGATTCAAGGACGAGCTTCTCGCTCGTATCGAATATGCTCTGTTGCCCTTCTCTCCCCCAAAAGAAATCACGCATAAACGATCGAACGGCAATCCATGAACTTGTCATGCTGAATGCGGTTGCAGCTAGTCCACGAGCAGCTTTTTCTCCCCAAGACTTTGATTCATCATCCCACAATGGGGTAACCAACTCTTCAACGGCAGCGACACCAGCAATATACGAAAGAAACATAAATGGAAGCGGTTTCACCAACTGCTTCGCATCCTGAACATCGCCCTTCTTCCATTCGTAACGAGCGTCCTTTGCTCTCCATGCCATCTCGTATTGCTTCTGTCCAATGTGACTAAAGAAATTATACAATGAACCGTATGACTTGATGATTGGATTCCGACTGGATGCTACCTTTGGCCAGTTCGTTACAGCCGAAGATCCATGCGCTTGCCTAACGCTGGTATCTGCAATGTACTTTGCATCCTCAACGGTTTCCCCTGCGCGAAGGGCTTTTCGGTATGCAGCATTCCAAGTCGGAACCGCCGTTGCCAAATCGAAGAATCCAACCATCTGACCGCCCAAAGCCAACATTGCCTGCCGCGGTGACGACCGCAGCAAGTGCATTGGAGCTTGACCTTGACTGTATTCGGTCCAAGTCTTGGTTCGTCGATCCAGTTCTCCACTATTGTCCATTGCAAAGCGCCAGTTCGTCTTCCCAACCTCGTCGCTCTTTCCCCATATGTGGGCTACTTCTCGAAGGAAATTTAAGGGACCAACCTGTTGCAATGAATTGATCCCGGCTGTCAAAGAATGCTTCGCTACGACATTCAGGTTGAATCCAATCAATGTTCCAATCGTGTTCTGGCGAATGCCCTCTATCACCCTTCCGAACAGTCCTAGGTTAACTTGATTGTTAGCGTTGGCAACGTCCCGTACCCATTCTTTCATCCAATTGACTTCCTCCCTACCGAGATGCTTTAACATGGCTTTCTGAAGATCTTCTCTCCATAGGATCTTTTGGGCTTGAAGAATGGCTGGCCTGAAGTTGATGTCATGGATCATCTCCTTCATTCGTTGTGGAATGATATCAAGGTCCAGTTCTTGATCCCCAACGAAAGTAGTCCGTTCTTTGGTCCATCCCCGATTCGTCGTAATCGGTTTGAATCCCGGTTGGTTGACTGTATTCGCCAGTATCTTCTCTTCGGTTATTGGTTCTCTATCTGGCCCGAACTTCTGGTAGTCTATGGGGTGATGCCAACCGCGGTAAGTACCATAAGGCGTTGTAAGCGGCTCAATAGGGTTCTTCTTGATTGGAACGCCCCCTGTCTCATAGGACATTCTATCGCCCTTACGAAACAGTTCTTCCAATAGATCGCCAATCTTTTGCTGCCGATCTAAGTCCTCCTTCGTTATTCCCCGTTTTGGATCGAATAACCATGCTGCCAGCGATTGTTCTGTCATCCCTGGTTGGGACTTTATGAACTTATCCCTTGCTACTGGATCACCATAGATTGACAGAATCCCTAAAACCTGCCGCTTACGCAAGGGAAGGTTCTCATCACTAAAGATTCCCTCCTTAATGAGTCCATTCTTGATCTTCTTGTTTGCTCCAGGAATCTTGCCAACCGCCGCTCTTAACTTCGCCTGATACTCACGAAGCATCAAATGTTCGTTGTCAGCGGCTTGAGCCATTGGCCTGACGACAAATTGATTGAAGTCACCCCTAATGTTGCCCCGATCCAACCGATTCATTATGCTTTCGGCCGTCAAGTGGGCAACCCTAACCTGATTCCAAAGCGCAACCGCCCTTTCTGATGTAGCAGCTACGCCTTTGGGAAGGAACTTAGATGGAAAATGTTTCGGTTGCATCGGCGGAAGAACGTCCTCAATCTTCTCCACCATCCGCTCAATGGTTTCATCAAGGTCGACCACTTGTTGGCCTTTGAAGATCTTCCCATCCATTCGGGCATTCCATTCCAAGGACTTCAGCGAATCATGAATATCCCTAAAATCCTCAACGGTCATTTCATCAATGTTTCGCATCTCCTTGGAGTCAAGGAGCCAATCGGGAATTTGGATGTTCCTTCGGTTAGCCAGCTTATGGTCGATAAAATCGTTCAGTGTCTTAAACTTGGTTAGCTCCATATTCTTCTGAAGGTTCACTGGATCAATGTCGATCTTACCTTCAAGCCGCATAACGATTTCTTGCATGAACGGAACGTACTCTTGGGATACTCCAGGCACGGCAGTCTTGCTGAACCGCTTCATTATCCTTTCGACATTATTACGCATCTTCTCCAACTTCATCGTTTCTTTAGCTTGGAGAGCCGCAATTTGCCGTCGTTGTGCCCATTCATACGCGCTGTCCCATTTCTGTTTGAGCATCTCCTTTTCAATCTCTCGCCCCGCTTTCCCACTCTCGCGCAAGGATTTTTCGGTTGAGATATCCTTCATCAGCTTGTCATTGAGGGCAGCATCGGCCATCCGCTGAAAGTCTTCCTTCATGAATGGTTGAGCAACGCCAGCCTTCTGACCAAAGAGATACGTTTCTTCAGCCAACCTATCCAATTCGCTAGGATGGAGAATGTCCTGTCTTAATCCATCGAGAATGTCTTTGGCCGGAACCCCGAACTCATTAGCCATTCGAGAGGCAACCTGCTCATCAACCAGACTTTGAATGTAGTTTCTGAACGGAATCCTCCCCTGCCGTTGAGAAACCGCGATTAGGTTCTGAACGAACTCGTCGCCCGTTTCGAACCCAAACATCCCCGCCATCTCGTCTGGGTCCATTCCTCCTTTCTTCATGAAGGTATCAGGAAGGCCACCTTGTTGATCCTTACTGAGAGCATCGCGGTTCAACTTTGGTGGCGCTCCAATCTTCTTACCCAAGTAGACACCATTACGCATGAAGTCCATTGCAGCGATTTCAGGTCGCTGCATCAGTAAGTCACGTTCTTCAGCCTCAACAACCGGGAGGTTATCCCTCCACTCTTTGCTCATCCGCCGCATCTCCAGCTTATGAGCCCGCTCTAGTATCTTCTGGCTCTTCCTGAGTTCCCCGGCCTTGACCAGCTTCTCCCAACGAGCCAGCATGTCCTTTGTTACACCGACGGCCTTGGCCTCTTGCACCCCCAGTTTTGGTGGTGCCTTCCGTTCTGGTACTGCCTTTGGAGCTTCTATTCCCCTTGGACCAAACATGTTCTTTTGGTCTTCAGTTATTCGATCAAAGGCCATCAATGCTACTTCAAGTGCGTTCGTATCTTCTTCTGGTAATCCCAGGACTCTACGAATGAACTCAACAGCGGCCTGCCACATAGTTTTGCCGCGCCATTCCTTCATATTAAGACGTTCGGCAATCCTTGCATTCAATGGTGTATCTATCAATGCCTGCTGAAAATCTCTATCAAAGATCCCCGCTATAAATTCGTGTTCATCTTCCATAAAGTAAGCGAACTTCTTTATCAATTCTGGATTCGCTTCAGCAACCAGATCCCTTACTCCCTTTGCCAAGGCACCGCTACTAGGATTCCTGTAAATAGCCCTGGTTGTTATTGCATGGATGGACTCGTGGAGCATAATCCAACGCAAGCCTCTTGGATCTCCACCCATGTAATCATATTCGGAGATAACTACATGATTACGAATTGAGTCATAATAAGCTCCTTGTTCAAGTCTTAAACTAGTTTTGTACCATTCTTCGTTACTGACAATGTGAACTGGAACTTCCCCAGATATCTCCTTGATCCTTTTTGCCAGCGCCTTATATAGATTGGATATAGAATCCTGCACCTTATTGATTTGAATCTCATTGAGGGCTCTCTCCAATGTAGTCGAACCTAAAGGTCTAGTTCTTTCAAGCATCCCTTCCTTTGTTATACCAGGAAGTGCAATATCTTCCGTTGCAGGTTCAACTCCAAAAATTCCTTTTGGTCCCTTCTCAAAGTATTCTCTTGGGGTCAATAGAATACCTGGAATTGGCTTTAGACCTGCCGCCCGTTGAACGGTATCGTATGGATCTTCTGCTTCTGGAGGCTTCGGCGTTGGTGGTTCTTTTCCTATCCTTCGAGCATACTCATCGCGTTCTGCTTTGGCTTCTTGCCAATCTTGATAAGCCTGATCCTTTTCAGGCTCTCTAGCCGGATCAAAGACAGTCTTGTCAAATTCCTTCCGACGAAATTCAGCAAGATCATCCAAATTCTCTAAATGCTTATCCTGAAGCTCAGCGGTTTCTTTCTTGCTCTCAACTTCGGCCTTAGTTAACCCGGACGACCGAACCCTGCGGTCATCTGCAAGGGCCTTTCTAATCTCTTTGTCAACCCATGTGACCCAATCATGGACCGGTATCTCAACATCTCCGCCAGTTGATGCGGCCGAGCGGATCTTCTGAAGAATATCCGGTACCCGTCCAAGTAAATTGTCCTCAGGGGAAGGTTCCTTGTCGCCATAAATTCTACGAATTGCGTCGTAGGGTATCCCAATCTTTGCATCCTTGGCGATGATCCTCGGGAGATTCTGAAATATCTCCGGCGAGATTTCGCGCGTCTCAGAACGGTCAGCGGCCGATTCGATATCGTCAAAGTGTTGGGCATCTAGTTGTGCCTCTCTCGCCTTCCCCTCATCAATCAATGGATCAACACCAACCGGAACGTTCTCTTCAGCTTTAACGAATGGCTCAACCTTGTCCGCTACTTGTCCAACTTTAGCGGGGTCAGCCTTTGCAAGATCTCTCGCGCCCTTGACTCCTGCCAGTGCCAACAGCACCATCGCGTAGCCTTCAACCGTATCAATAGGAACACCAAGGTACTCAGCAAGAGGCCTCGTGACGGCTGTTCTACCTGCTCCTAGAATTGGTGAAATCGCGATTTGCGCTGGTGCAAACAACGCTTGAACCATCTCGCCTCGACCAAGTTGCTTCCTTAATAGGTCAGCTTGCCGCTCGATAACTTTCGGATCTATTCCCTGCTCCTGCCATTTCTTTATGGTCGTTTGAACAATTTCTTCTGTCTCTGGAGTAATCCCTGGCTTTGCAGCTTCAACAAGTTGACGGAATCCCGACTTAGCAATGTCCCAAGTATCCGAAAAGACCTGTTTCGGATCGGATAACATTCTCCCGCCTGGAGTGCTCTTTAGCACCTCTAGTCCAGGACCATAAGCTTTCTTCATAAAGTCGGAGAAGTCAGAAAGATTATGCCAATCGTTCTGGCTAACGCTGGCAGCGAGGGGATGCGATTCAAGGTACGATTGAAGGTTCGGATCGAAATGGATGATATTATGGGTTAGATTCTGCTTATGCGCCTTGGCAACTTCATCGAGATTCCTAGCAGCATCTATCGGATCAATGCCGGTATCCTCAGCAATTCCCGCCGCTTTGGCTGCTTTGTCAGCCTCAAAGTCTGGAGCCCGTTGAATACGCCATTGGTTCTGTTGCTCATAATCTCTATTGATGCTTTCAGCGATTTCTTGGTCGCTTCTTGGGTCAAGAGCCGTTGGCATTATCGTACAACCTTTATTGGGCCTTTCGGAGTTTTAGTCTCCAGTTGCTTCTTGTATTGCATCTTAATCAAGTTCGCGATGTATTGTTCCTGAATCTTGTCATCATTCCAATCCGGATGGTCCCGACGGATTATATCGGCTGCTCCCTCAGGAACTCCTTCTTTCTGAATGTTCTGCCACAGATTCTGGTAATAAGGGTCATTCTTTCCCAAGCCAAAAGTTAGCCAGCTAGCAGTGCCCGGAACCTCAGCCGTTAAAGCTTTACCCAACGTTCGAATCTCTTCGTCACTTGGAGGCTTTAATGCCTCGCCAGTCATAGCCTTTATTTCAAGCTGTAAGGAACCGGTCAGCCAATGATACGCGGTTGGATCAGTTGCTTCAGTCAGGTTCTGTGGCCAGATTCCAGCATCCTTCATTATCCTGACGGCCCTAGAAACGTTCGGATCTTTCTCTGGAGCCAGCTTCTTCTTGTCTTGAAGATCGAATAGCTTATCCCGTTGACTTCTGGTTAGTTTGTCGTACTTCTCGTCCCAGAGATTAACAGCAACGAATTGATCTGGATGCTCGTCTGCCAATCCGTGCAATCCCCTATACATCATGTCCCCTTCTTTCGTTGGGGCAACATCCTTCCTTGCATTATGCTCAGCCGCTCTCATAAGGCTGGCATAAAGGCTAGGAGACTGTTCTCGAAGGGCATCCAATGCTAAGCTGACTTTCGTTCCCTTAGCTCTAATCTCGTCCTCGCTTATCGGCAATGCCCCTGGCTGACCATTCTGGTCATAACCGTTTAGTGCATTCTTAACAACGTCAAAGTTCCGCTTGTTAATGTCCACAACGTCCTTCTCATATTTACCATAACCAGCCCGAACGTTGTTAAGCAATTTCTCCGTTACCATTTCCTTTAGGCCTTCAGGGTAATTCTGCTCGTCAATCCACTTCAATGCCTCATTCGTTCTTTCACCTAATGTTTTCTCTGGCTTATGCGTTGCTACGTCCTTATCGTACAGATCCCCATTGATTTCCTTTTCTTTGTTCCTTCCAATCGCTCCAGCATACCGATTCCAAATGTACGCTTGCACCCTTGCAGCTTCATCCCCTTCAATAACTCCGGCATCAATGGATTTCTCAAAGTCATCGAGGGCCTTTATTGGCTTAATGTCGGCCATTCCCTTAAGATAATTGCTTATTCCCTTCAGTTTCTTGTCGTGTTTCCACTTCTCGATTATCGGATCATCGTCAGGAACGCCCTTTAATCCCGCCTTTGTCTTAGCATCCTCCTCAATCTTCGCGTAATATGCATCCAACTTGTCAGCATCGGGACTTCTGTACAGGTCAGCGGCAGCATTATCGGCAATCGCTTCAACCGTTTGATCGTGGTATGCTCTGTCTTGCCTCGCTGCATGGCCAATAGAGGTCTTAACGTTTGAACGAGAATGAGCGAACATATATGTGTCATAATGACGCTTTGCACTCTCATTCGTTAACTGACCACGGTATTGATCCTCAATGCCTCGCATATTCCCCAAATGCGATTGTAATGTGTCCCTTGCGTCCTTTCCTTCCGTTGCCAAATATTGTTCTTGAGGCGTTGCTCCTGCATCAATCGCTTGACTGGCTTTCTCTCTGGCATCACTTTCGTTCTGAAGCTCTTGAAGCGCATTTGCCCTTTGGAATAACTCTTGCCCAGTCTTGCTAACCTCCCCACCAAGGCCAGCCATAGCACGGCCAATATTAACGCCAAACGCCTCTTCAGATGGCGCTTGGATATGGAGCGGCCGTGGCCCTTCCGTAGTCGGTTGAGCCGTTGAGTACGGTCGGTATTCTGCCGCTGCTGTCGGTACCCTAGGCATTATCCAAATGTCTTCTTGTAGCTCATATAGTCGGAACTAACTCCACCAGCCGCTCCGAGAATCGAAGCAACCGCAGAATACTTACTTGCCGTTACTGCTCGATCTGCTGCCATCATGTCAAGACTTCCTTCAGCTTCATACTTAACGGCTTCAACCTGATGTCCATAAGCCCGCCTAGCGGCATTGGCTCGAATGATTCCCTGCTGCTGCGCTCCAACGTCAAGTTCGGCGGTAATGACGTTCTGCGAGGTTCCTCGACCCATATCAAGCCCACTCGCCGATTGTGCTGCCCTTGTTTGACCAACTTCAAAACGTGTCTTCATTCCCGATTGTTGAGCCTCAACATCGCCAACTTTGTACTCGTATTCGGCATTCTGAAGTTCGATCTGCCTATTCAATCGCGCAACGCCAGCTTGATACTGATACATTTGCGCTTGGGCTTGGCCGGAATAAAGCTGACCCATGCCCTGAACGATGCCGCCAGCGGCCCTTGCAGCCATCCCGCCAACAGCAATCACCCCTAAAGAGACAGGATCAGCCATTCTTCTTCCTTATCTGAAACGGAATCCATTCTCCATTTGGCTCTCCAAGCCTTGCTCCAAGCCACTTTAACCAACGAATGCTCTTTGGCTGTCTAATGTTGCAGTTCCCGACCAATATCTCATAATCCTGCAACATCATATCGACCATTAACTGAGAATGCCTCACGAACAGAAATTGATGATTATCCACCTTGTCCGTTGTTAGCAACCAAAGATACGCATTGTTCGACATCACTGTTGGCGGAACTAATCCCCAAACGCATACAACTTCGTTGTCGACCCTTCCAACCCAAGAAACTTCACTTATCCTCAAAGCCATCATTAACTTTTTATCTGCGCCGACAATGCCCGCCACTGGAGAATGACTGATTATCTCCTGAATATTGAGGCTATCTCGAATGCGATCAATAGCGACTACTGTCACTTTGGCGTGTCCCCAAGATCCACTTCCGGCATGACTCCAAGAACCGTTGCAGGAAGCGGTTGACTCTGTTGAATGCAATACTGTCCCGGCACATCAAAAGAAGGATCAAGAACCGTTCTAGCGTCACCAGTAACAAGATCAGTCACAACTCCATTGGACATTGTTCCAACGTTCCCAACAACAAGATCTTTCATTGAAACCTGTGAGCCAGCAGAAAAAGTCTTTCCAATCGTCAATCCAAGTGCATCCTCAACTCGAACCGTTACGGCCGGAATCTTCTTTCGCTTGCTTTGAATCGTCGGATCACCAGTATCAAGACGAAGCGTCTGAAGTTGACAAGTATAACCAAGCCCAAGGACCACAACCGAAGCGGGCGTGCTTAACGTTATCGTCCCTTGAGCCGAAACCACCTGTGGCGGAATCACTTTTCCGTCTGCAAGTCCGGTTACAGTCTGTCCAACCAAGTGCCAAAGTCCAGTAATCGTTGTAGCTGGATTCCCAGTATATTGAAGAGCACAGTCCACAGCCCATGTATTCACAGCTGCTCCAAGGATAAACCGATCAGCAATCCTTTCAATGAATTGATTCCACATTCCATTGATGAAACGTTGGACAACCACATAAGTAGCATCAACGTCTACAGTCCCCATCGTTGGACCAGCATTCGCCGCTTCTGTCACCGAGCAAACCGACATGTAATTTCCATTGGTATCATGCCTTGCCCAACCAACAACCTCCTGTTCCTTAAGAAAAGTCAGTGAAAGCATGATCCCATCGGTTCTAACGGCCCAAGCAACCTTATATGGTTCTTCTGCCCAAGCCCACTCCTTGATTTGCTTGCCGAAGAACAGATGACTTGAAAGAACCGAGATGTCGGTTCCAGTATAGATCTGAGTGTAGAAGTTGAAGGTTAAATCACGGACGATAGATCCCTTAGATTGAACGTAGAGGATATCGTAGTTAACCAGTAACGGCGGAATGTCCGAAACACCATTGTATGCTTCAGAATGGGCAACGGCATCAATCGGCGTAACAGGCGATCCAGCCGATCCACCATCCAGAAGAAAAGCTTGGCGGTCACAGAGCATCATCAAGCCGGTTGGCATTGCAGCCATAGACCGAATCGTGTTCAAGGTGTTAGACACAATCGAGCCTTCAATAGCATCGTCAGCTTGAATTGGATTGCTAACATTAAAGTTGAAGAAGCTTCCCGGTTGACTCCCAAAGAATGTTTGAACTCCCTGCGGCGGTGCAGCTAGATAGAGCCGTTGCTGAAAGAAAGTTGGGACAGTTGGATTGCCAAGGCTAAGTGGATCGACACCGCCA